GCACAGTTGTAACCAGATCGTCAGAAACCAAGCTGAACGAAATGGGCTGGCCTGCGTAGACGCCGGTAACCCTTGCGTCGATGCTGGCAGAACCGTCGAACTCGATAGCTACAACTTCGCGCACGGAAACCGCTGCTGGACTAGGGGAGAACGTGGCGCTCTCCCACCGCGTCACATCAGCGCCAGATACTTTCTGAACATAGGCGATGTAGTTCCCAGCAGCAGTTCGCGCCACGCCCATTTCACCTGTGGCCGAAGCCAGCAAGGGAATGTCTTCGCCGTTAGAGATTACAGGTGCGAACTTAGCAACAACTGCAACACCTGTTTGATTTAGCACGCGCCCTGAGAAACCACCATCGTCGCTTAAATCATACGCGCCGCCATCATCCATATTTAGATAACTGGCGCTGACATTGGCCGTCGAACCTGTCACCGGGTCGGGCAAAGGTTCACCACGCGATCCGCGCGTTGTGGTGCCAACACCGTTCGACACGAGGTCAGCACCAGCGCCCCGAATACGAGCGATAACTCCAGATGTTTTTTGCACACCAGCGGCGTCATAGTACTGGACGCGGTTTGCTTCATTCCCGCCGTGGCTGCGGAACATAGTTACCAAGCGGTCAGACGCCCAATCCTCTGGGCCTATCGAGGCACGTAGAGCGCGTGCCACCTCTGGAATTTCAGCGGGGGTTATTGCCGTACCTGCAACCTCGTCAACGTAGCCTTTGGTCGGATAGCGCGACACCTCAGTTGCCGTGCTGGCATCAACGCGCTCATAGCGGATGATTTCGTCGCCACTGATAACTTGGAACTGGACACCATCTACTACTGCTGCCAAGCCCGCCGACACGCTGGCAAAAGCGTCTGCGTTTACCGTTGCCGCATCACGCGCCGCCTCAGAACGGTCAGCCGCGACCCCCGCCGAAACTACATCCGCCCCCGTCGCCACACGGTCCAGCGCTGTTTGCGCGGCATTGGAATGCCCCACCCATGACCAAGCGCTGTTAGATTGGTCCCAAGCATACACTGCTGCGTTTGAAACCGTCGCGCCCGTAATGGGGTCAGTGTGGGTGCCTGTGTCGCCTTCTGCTACAGATGCGGGTTGCCCGTTCCGCGTCCCTGAAATGCCGGATAGTTCCGCCCAAGTTTCTGCGATGATGGAAATGCCCGCAAGGGCAAGGGCGTCGTTCACGGCGGCTTCCAGACCAGCCTTAGTGGCGACCTTCGGGTCTGTTCCGCTTGTCGGTAAGGTAAATGTCATTTCGGGGAATCCTTATGCGTCTGTTGTGGCTGAAACGCTGGCTGTAAATGCCGATGCGCTGGCGTAGTCGCCCCGTGAGCGGGCGAAGTAATAGCGGGTGACGGACGTGCCTAAGCTGCCCTCGTTAATGCTCACGATTGTGTTTTGGCTGGTGTAAATGGCGGTGCCGATCAGGCTGGCCGCGCCGCTGTCGTCTGTGTCGCTGCCGTAGATTTCGATGGCGCGGAAGTCGGGGTCGTTTGGCGTGCGGAAGCTGACCGTGATTTCGCCAGCACCGCCTACCGCTACGCCCTCAATCGGGATATCAATCACGATATCCACAACGGGGGTGACGCCCGTGATGTCCACCCAATCCGATGTCCCGTTGACGCCGATTGCGCGGACGCGGATATCGTACAACTGCCCCGGCGTGCCGCTGAGATAGCCGAACACCAGACCGGAGCCGTCGCTTACGTCCTTGCCGATCAAGCCGCCGGATTCGTAATCACCGCCCGCTTTTCGGTATTCCCATTCATAGCCGGTGACGCTTGAGGTGGACGGGGGGAACGCAAACCGGATGCGGGGGATAATGGTGCCGCCTGTGTCTAGGTTCACCGCATCGCCTGTTGTGACGCTCAACGCGCCGGGGTCTGCCGTGCCTGTGCGCTCGTCGTCGTATTCCTCGTCAAAGACTTCTTCCTCGTCGGTCGCGGGCACCCAAGCGTAGATAGCCGCGTCGTGCTTAACCAAGGACGCAGGCAGGCGCATGGCGACTTCCCCGCTTTCGCCAATCGGGTCTAAGCCGGGGTGAATGCCTTCAATCTCATAAACGCCGTCAAGCGCGTCATATGGCGATGGCAGCGCAATGGTGACCGTTGCCCCGCCCACAAGGTTAAACGCCTCTGGTGGCAGCGTGCCGCCCTGTATGCGCTCTTGTCTGCGCTGGCGTAGGCCGGTGATTTTGCGCACCCGCATTGCCTGTGTCGGTGAAGGGCAAAACGGCAGATCAACGGTCTTGACCGCAGGAACCCCGCCATCAGCCGCCAATGCGCCTGGAATGTCCCAAGGGGTCAGATCCGCTGTCTCGTATCCACGCGCCGCCGAGAGGTAGCTAACGCGCAGTTGGTTCACCAGTTCAGCGCCCGGTAGCATATCGGGGAACTCGAAGCCCTCGCCTAGAAGATAGGTCAGCGTTTCGGTAGGCTCACGATAGACGCCCGCCGCATAGCCCAGCTTGCCACCAACACGGATAAAGTCAGCCGCGCCCGATATCATCATCGGGTTGAGCTGATCCTCGATCTCGCCTTCGTTGAAAACCAGCGTGCCGCCGCAGATATAGCGCTTTTCGCTGCCGCCGGAGTTCAGCGTTACCACCTGATCACATGCGTTCGGGCCGTCTGCGTCAAAGCTGCTGTGAAGCTGTTCGGCGCGATAACCTCGGATCGGGTTATTCATGAGCGCATCACGAACACAAAGCGCGTGGTTATCGCTCCAAGCGGTGATGCCCGTGCGCGGGTCTTCGACCAGTGACCAGCGCCCCTCAACCTCGACCAAAGGCGGCGTAGAGGGCCAGCGCTCCTGCCGCTTGCCGCTGTCGCCCGCGTCCAGCTTAAGCCAGATCATCGTGCGGCCCTTCCAAGCGTCTGTCGTCTTCCACAGGTGATCTGCCGAACCCTCGACATAGGCCGCGTCGTCGGTGAACTCGGTAGGCGGTGCGGTGTGGTCGCCACGGCTGACCCAGACGGTGACATGGCCGCTAAACGGGTATTCCGTAGCCGTCGCGCCGGGGCCGTCCAGATCGAACGCATCGCCGGTCAGAACCACTTCGCGCTTATCAAGGTACAGCGTGAAGGTTGACAGGTCGGATGGCCGCGAATTGAGGAGGAACGCCCCGTAAATCTTGCTCCCCTTTACGGGTATGCCAACAGGCGTTCCAGTTGCGCGGCACTCTCCATAGACGTAGCGATATGCTGGCGATGTGCTTTGCTGGGCAAGTTCTCGACCAATATCTTGTGCTTTCGGTGCGTTCTTACCAAAAGCCGCCGTGATGGCGCTGTTGATAAGAAACGATGCGCCAAACTTAATGATAGACGACGAGATCGTTGCGGCATACGCCCCAAGCCCCAGAGCGTTCGCCACACCCGCGATGCCTAGAGCCACAGAGCCAATAGCGCCGCTGATTGCCCCGATTACAGGCGCTAGAAACGGCATGTCCACGCCCCCAAAATATTGGCCTTCACTATTGCCATTCCGGCCTCCGTCTTCGCGGCGTATTCGCCGGATTGAATGCAGATCGCCAAGGCCGCGCCGAACGTGTCAGCGCTTGCAATGAGGGCTAGGTCGCCCGCCTTGGGTGTGGTGGTGTGCGGTAGGCCAAACGTCGCCTCGCACCATGCGAGGTAGCCGCCTGCCCTCTTGAGTATCCGCGCCGCGCCTATGGCGGTGCTGTAGTCGTCTGCGCACCCCTCAAGGGGGTCAGCGCCGTGTAATGCCGTGAAGGCCACACAAGCCGCCGTACAGTCGCGCCGAAGGCCCCACGCGAACGGATCGCGCAGGCTATCAAAGGCAGCGTTGAAAGCCGCCCGCTCTGTTATTCGGGCCACTGTTGAGGGTTGAACCGTAGCTTGTTGGCGTTCTGGACGTGCCGCCCCGCCGTGTCGCCGGGATATTTGGCGATCTGGTCTTCATAGCTGTGCGTGATCGACGCGGAGGACCGCGCCGAAGGGCCAATGCCTAGCCCCAGCACCATATCGTGCGCCAAGCCACCGTCTGAGCGTGTCAGCGCCCCTGTGCGGCTGTCGAAGTAGCCTGTGAACAGTTCAACGGGGTCAGCTTTCAGCACGTTGCCGCCTGCCTCGGTCGTGGTCGCAAACCAGACGGTTAAATCGCGGTTACGGATGATCTTGCCGCGTTCGCCCAGCATATCCTCAACGGTTGCCGCGACCCGCACCGTTGCCTCGGATGTTGCCAGCCCGCCTTGCTCCATTGGGGCCGTGAATTGAACGAGTTTCCCCGCGCCCATCCACGTTTCCCCACCCCATGACAGGTTGCCCGCGCCCGTATGCAGGCGGATTTCCTCGCCCGGCCAATCGGCATAGGTCAGGAGAACGGGGTGGAAGTGGCCCTTGAGGTCGTCAATCAGCCCCGCCGTGGCCCCGCGTGTCAAGCCCACGGGTTCACCTCCGTCCAGCCGTCGCTGTATTCATCTTCGAACACCTCACGGAAGTCCCACTGATAGCCAAAGGTTCCCGTCACGCCCTGCACCGAACGGGGAACGCCCGCCGCCTCGAACACGATATTCTCCCGCTGCCCGATGCTGGCCAGCCCCGTCAGTGTGAAAGCTTCGGGCTTGTCTGTGCGGATCGTCGCCACGCCGGACGCATCCGACCGCGCAACCGTGAGGACATACGCGCTTTCCTTGGTGTCGCCATCGGTCACGCTGATCACCTCAGAGGGCCGCGCCACGACACGAGAGGGAGGCAAGCCGGAGACGGTCAGGCTATGCCACCCGCCATCCGTTGCGGGTTCGCCTTGCAGCGCATATGCCCCGTCGCCCCACAGCAGATCGACGCCGCCCGCCGTCCATAGCAGGTCTGTTCCGTCGTCGGTCCATTCCAGCACGTTGTTGCGCAAGTCCAGACCGCCGCCCGCGAGATACCAGAGCGATGAAAGGCACTCGACGCGCACGAGGTTAGGCTTGCCCGCCCACATGCGGTTGAGCATCCGAACGTAGCCCGCGCCCGCCTGTTCCGTGCCAATGCCCGTGATATTAGCCGTCGCCACGCGCCGCGCCCGCTGCGCCGATGATGTGCGCGGCCTGCCCTCGATCAGCCCGACAGAGCGCGATTGCGGGTAGACCTCGGCCAGTTCCCAGCCGGTAAGCTGGAAAGGGGGCCATGCGATAACGTCTGTCATTATGGTGACCACCCCGATTTGCTGTTCTTGAAGGATCGCTGCGAAGCGTTGACCGATTTCTGGACCGTTTGAGCGTCCATGACTTGGACCTGTGCCATGATCGTTCCGTTATCCGTTAGGGTAAGCTCCCCGCCGACAACGCGAACCTCCGCAACACCGCCGCCAGACGCCCCGCGAAGGGCCGCTTGTGCTTGCGGCACGTTCAAGACGCCGCCCGACTGCGAAGGCACGAAAACCTCGCTATTGGGCGTGTTCTCGTTCACCAGATAAGCGCCGCCAGCCTTGGCCGAACCGCCGCCCGCACGCTTGCCCGTAAGCGCACCGACTACGCCGCTCAGAATGCCGCCAAAGCCGCCGCCCGAACTACCACCGCCTGCAAACATGCCCTCACCGAACAGAAGATATTCCAGCGCCGCCCGCTTGATGCTGTTTGTGAAGGCGTCCATTGCGTCAACGCCGCCCATAGCCGCGTCAATGATGCTGTCTTTCCACTCGCCTTGGATCTTCTCCATTTGGGCC